TTATCTACTTCAGTATAATAAAATTTAAAGGTATGAATAATATTCTCAGTTAATTTAAAAAATGCTGGGTGTATTTTTTCATAATAAATTTTACTTCTTTCTTTAATAGAACTAGTGTTATTATATAGTATAATAGCTTTCTCAGTTTCTGAAGTGAAATATGGTATAGATTTCTTTTTTTGTTTAGCCATATTATTTAGGAATCTTATATTGATTTAGTATGTTTTGTATTTCTTTTACTTTAATAAAGAAAAATCCAATTTCATCATCACTTTTAAACATACCTTTTTCATCAATTTCTTTTAATTTTTTATCTGTAAAATAAATAGCTTCATTGATACTATCCATGTATACTTTATAAGAAAATATGATATCTTCAGCTTTTTCATTTTTTCTTAAAAGATTAAAAGTCGTGAACCCTAGGATCACGACTAAAACACTTAATATACTAATTGCTATAACCATTATAAATTATCTAACATGTTTTTTAAACTATCACTTTTAATGCTACCTAATGCTTTAGTTTTAGCTGGAACTTTAGATTTAACAATAGGTGTAGAAACTGGTGTATCACTGTTTAATTTAGGTGACCATTCACGTTCAAATTCAACACGAGCCGCTAATAAATCAGCTTGGTGTAAAATATAAATTAATGAAGTACGTGGTTTAGTTTCTGGCATGAAATTAATTAAATATGGTTTGTTTGCGTCATCATATAAACCATCATGTAATTTGATTGCTAACATTTCGTTCTTAGTAAATGTTACACCATGAGACATCAATAGATATAATCCACGATCTGGGACTGACATGAATTCTAAACGATCATTGAATTTATAATCTTCACCTAGTTTTTCTTTTCTCCATTGATCAGTTTGAGGAATATAAGCTTCGTTGTTCTCATCTCCCATTTTTCCTAAGTCATGATTTAGAGCTGAGAATACTAATTCTTCTAGAGTATATGTATTAGTATCAACTCCATATTTAATCCATATGTTATTGATATCAATAGCGCTATCTATTACTCGGAGTACATGTTCTACATATCCACCTGGAAATGCATTATGATATTCTTTCTTATGAGCCGCTGGCATTAACATAATACGTTCAGCATATTTTTGATAGAACTCTTTAAGTTTAGTTCTACGAGGTTCTGAGATATAAGCGTCTATTCTAGACATTAATTTATCCCAGTTTTCAGATATTTGTTCAGCTGTTAAATTCATATTATTGTAATCCGTATCCTTCTTCTGGTGATAATGGTTCTTGTTGAATAAGTGATTTCACATCAGAAATAATTTCTTCAGTATAATTAAGTTTATTAATGAATTCTTGAATAGGTTCTCCTCTATTCACCATAAACTTCAGTGCTTTTAATTGTCCTTCTACGTGTTCTAATTTACGTGTTGTTAATTCTCTATATCTCATATTGTTTTTAATTTGTTTATATCCCGTTATGTTACCCCGTTATGTTCCTCCGTTTCACTCATCCGTTCATCCTCTCGTTCACCTTTCCGTCTCTTAATCCCTTAAACCCGTATTAAGAATATACGAGGGAATATTTATTTAGCCAAACTTAAGATAAATTATCTTTAATAATGTTAATAATTGGTAAAATAAAAGTACACTTTTCATACTCTTCATATTTTTCATAATATGATAAAGATAATTCTAACGCAACTAAAAACTCAGGATTTGTATTATTTTGTATAACCTGTAAATCAAGTTCACGCTTTATATCTAAACGTTTAAGAAAAACGTAAGATCTTGTGTATATAATATACTCACCAGCATTACTAATGTCATTTATGTCTAAATCAGGGAAAATAGTTTTAAACAACGTTAAGTGGGCTGATTTAGAATTAGTATAATTTAGTATAATTCGAGTGAACATATTGATCCAAAACAGAGGATGTTCATTAATATCTTTAAATACTTGTTTTTTAGCATTTAAAGTTTCATTATTTTCAAATAGTTCAAATATTTTGTTTATATCCATAATAACAGAGAAAACCCTCAGCAGTGTCTAGTACGTCTACTAGTCTTTCTGAGGGATGTGACTATAACTTATACCTTGGGCTATTCGTTTGTGCCACTACATGACCACTACGTTTGAGCTGTTCTAATGGGAAGCTTCGTGGTACTTTATAATTAGTTTACTGAATCAATAGTAGTATCAATAACCATTGATTCATAGATTAACGAATCAACAGTAGTTGTATCAGCTGAGATAATAGCTGAATCTCCACCTAATAAACCTGAATTTGTTTTGTTGTCTGATGCGCATGACGCAAATACTACTAATACTGCTGTGATAGCAGCTAAAATAATGTCTTTTTTCATTTTTGTTTTGTTTTTAATTTAATTGTTTGAAATATAATATATAATAAATATTACTAATTGGCAAATTTAAGATCCTTTATTTTTAATCCTCCTTGTATAAAATTAAATTCAATATTTAATTTATCAATAATATAATCTTTAATAAGAGATTCATGTTCTGTTCCTGAGAAATTTTTAACTAAACCACTCACAAATGATTTCCAATCTTTATCCCAAAGAATATCTCTAGATTTAAGAGTATTTAATAATGTTCTTAAATTACGATTACTTGTTTTTAATTTATTTATTGAAGATTTATGAGATCTAATTTGTCTATCATTACCTCTATTAATAAAATTATTTAATAATAAAGATATTTTATATAAATTATGATCATTTAATTCTAAATTAGAAATCATTTCAAAACCTAATTTAATATTAGCTTTATCAGTACTATATATCATATCTTTTAAAGTATTTTCAATATCTGAATCTAATTGAAGACCCTCTTTATTTAAAGAAGAAAACAAATCTTCATCAAATACTACTTTTACATCGGGATTATCATAAAGATATAAAAGAGTATTTATTAATTCTGATGTTTTATGATTAACATAAGAAATATGGTATGTCTTCTTACTAATATATTTACTGATGTATGTATTATATCTTTTAGATGATGGTAAAGTTTTAAAATCATGCTCACTCATATAAAGTATTTCACCAGTATTAATCTCATTTTTAATAGGGATTTTAACATACTTATTATTAGTATATCTTGTTCTAAGTGTATTTAAAATAATATCTTCTAATTCTCCACTAACAAAATATATATCACTAGTTTTACCAAATACATCCTCTCTAATTGAAAAATCCTGAATTAATTTTTTACTTAAAATAAAACAATTACTAGATTCTACTTTAGAAGTACGTTTAATACCTTTTTCATTAATAAATTCTTTTAATTTAAAACGAGGTATATCACTTAATTGACTAGTATAAATAATATCTGTACTATCAATTTTATTAGTTGTATTAACTATTTTACTAATAAAGTTTTTTAATTTAATAGAATCTTTAGGTTCTATAATATTTGTTCTTCCATAATACATGGTGAACTCATCATTATGACTACTATAATGTATGTTGCTTGATTCTTTTATCATTGTGCTTTACTTATTATTTAATAATATATTTAACTAAATCTTTATTTAACATTAGTAAATTAAATTTACTTGGATTATCATTATAAATTGATTTTATCATTTGATAACAAATATCAGTAGCAAATACATTTTCAGTTACAATTTTACCTAATCTATCAATAATTGTTTTTTCAATTTTGTTATTTTTAGAATAAAAACTTAAATAGTTAGTTATTCTAGTACCCAATGTTGAGGCAATATCTGCTCTATATTTTTCATCTTTACCCACTAAACTTTTTAGAGTTGTTAAAACATATTTTTCATCTTGATCAAATATATTTTGAGGTGTAATCATTTTATCTAATTTATTATTAATAAACATTGTAAATAAACTAGCAAATTCAACACCAACACTACCTTCACCAATCATTTGAATTAATGGTAATTGTTCTTCAAACAATTTAATAGATGAAATCGAATTAAAAAACATTACTATACTTCTAGCATTTATTTCCTTAGTAACTAATTCAGGATGCATTAGTAAGAAGTTAATACAACGACCATCTAATCCATTTTCTTCAGCCCACTTACCCCATGTATTTAAATCAAATTTTAAATTAGCTGAGATAAAACGTGTTTTTTGAGCGTTATCAATACTATTAACTAAATAATCACCATTATCAGGATTAGCAGTTAAAATAATATGCCAATCTTTAGGTAATTTCCAACTAATATATTGTTGACGATCAATTAGCTCCATTACAGCTTGAATAAACCTAACGTCAGCTCTATTCCAATCGTCTAATAATAATATACCTCCATTTTCTTTACCTGCAATCCATTCAGGTGGACAATAACTCATTCGATTTTTAGAAGTTGATTTATAACCTAACTTTCTATATTCATCAAACGCATGTTCGTCAATCCATAATTTTGCACCATCTAATTCCATTTCAAATTGACGGATTGGAAATCCTACTAAGTCACCAATTTCCTCAATTTGAGCTAAATTTAACTTAACAAAATTTAAATTTAATTCATCAGCAAGTTGAATAATAGATGATGTTTTACCAATACCTGATTCTCCTACTACCTCAGTTGAAACTGGTGATTTATCATTTTCCTGTAGAAAACGATTATTAGTAATAATGTGTTTTAAAAAATCCTTTAATTCATTTGGATTTAATGATAATGCTTCTGTTTTTGATGTTTTTTTAGACATAACCTTTATTTTTAATTTTTTATCTTTTTACATTGTAAATATAACATAATAATCTTGGGAAGCCAAACATTAAACCCACATGGTTTTTTTGGCTCTTTCTAATTTTCTATTTTGATCATCTATAACTCTTTCAATATCTTTCATTGTTTTAAAATAATTATCACTATTTTTTCTATAAAATAGTTCCTCTAAATCCTCCCAATGTTTAAATTGTTTACCAATTCTAGTATCAAAAGCATATCTAGCTTTAGCGGCTAATATAATAGACGGATGAGTTAATTTAATATCCCATTTATTTCCATCATGGTCAATATATTTAACTGGAATTACATCTCTTTTAGTTAAATAATCTTTATTAAAGAAATCAACCTTATAGACTTGTATATCTTCTTTATAATTATTTACAGTCTCTACTTTTTCTACTTTAGAAAATAATATTAAATCTTGTTTTAAGATATTATCATCAACAAATGCTTTACCTTCAGGTCCATATGGATTTTTATCTCTTCTTTTTAAATCAAAAAAATCAACTATAGTTGATAATTCATGTTGAGTAAAAGCTTCAGTTAGTGAAAAATCTAAATCTGGTTTTCTAAGAGAGTAATCTAGTTTCATTAAATTAAGCATATTTAAAGCTATACTGCCTCCTAAAATTACTTTATTAGATAATTCAAAATAAGGTAATATCCATCTCTCATAATCTTTAGATAGGCTTCTTTCACAAAGTATTCCATCAGCATATCTTAGTTTTTTTACTTGTATACCGTCCATCATCATTGCCATATTATCTTTTTATTTGAATTTTAGTACCTGGTAAATCATATCCCATAGAGCCATTTTCACTTATAACCCACAATATAGGTCTAGATGGTGGAGTTGAAGGAGCAGAACAATATCCATCAGTTAAATAAATAATGTTTTGATATTTATCTTTATTGTCTTTTAAATAAACCATTACTGGTTCAAAATCAGTTCCTCCTCTACCTTGTACATCTATTTTTTCTTTTTGTTTACCATCATATTTATAAACTCTATGAATACGAGCATCACACTCAATAATATCTACTTCAGTACCTGTTTTATAGATATGATGTATTTCATTAAAAAATTCTTCTAAATCTTTAGAACCAACTGAACCTGAAGTATCAATTGCTACTAAAGTGTTCTTACGTTGTTTGATTTTTAATGCGGGATTACCGGCAAACCGTTTGTTTAACTTACGTCTTGTTTTCTTAGTATATACTTTAGTAGCCATACCATTAAAGCGTCTTAAATACGCTTTCCAGTCAATAACTGGTTCAACTATTTCAAACAAACCATTAATATACTCAGATAATTCTGATGGTATAGTACCTCTTGATTTAGTAACATTTTCAGCTACTTCTTTCATTTGATGGTCAATTTGCTTACCTAATAATTTCTTATCAGCTTCACTCATGT